CTAATCCCCAATCCTTGGGTGGTGGGGTTCATCCCCACCACCCCTCCAAACTCAAATCTCACACAAAAGGAGTCCTATGACGGTTCCCGCAAGCAAACGTACAAAAGCCAAAAGCGAATATGCGAATCAGGCCAGAATCGTGCTCTTGGCTACCAGAAATCTGTTCCGCAAATGGCCTAAAAGCCGTAACTGCATTGAAACCGTGCATGTCATGCATATCGCCTACGAAATGTACTCCTCCGCCTACAGTGCCGACATCATTTATGCAAGCACTGTAGAAGAGCATGAGATGAAACTGCAACTGTTGTGCAAGGCCCAAGGCATGCTGAACTCACTCTCCGGTCTTGTGGACGATTGGATGGAGTTTCCTCCACGGGAAAAAGACTTGGAAGCCTACAGGAAATATCCGGAAGGCGACCCCAGATACAATCCCGTCGTCAAGGAGAAGAAATTCGTGAACTATGCGGGAACCCTCTACAAGGCGATGGGCGTGTTCACCGGAGCCGTCAAGTATGAGCGAGACCAGTTGAAGAAAGCTAAAAACGCCGAGTCGAAAACGAACACTATAATGGATACTCGGGCGCAAGCCTAAAATATAATTGAACAAAATCGGCCATATCCAAACTATGGTGACACCGTTTCCGGTTCCACTCCTCTTGGTGCTAACAACAACAATTGGTGGGAGCGTTCGCCCAACCCGAACAACAACAACAATTTCCTCCAAGTGAACTCGAACGGCGACCCCAGCTACAACAACAATGCCAACAATCGCTACTCCGTTGTCCCCGATTCCTCTTACCAAAAACTAACATCAGATAGGCCAGTAGCCCAATGGGTGAAAGCCTCCCGAAGGGGAAGGGGATATGGTCGAATGCGCGGCCCCTCGAAAAATGGGTTGCGTGTGAAATAGGTTGAGGGAGATATTAAGACTGTCGGAAACGACGGATACTCGCCCCTTAAGCTGGGCGTCCAACATCATTGCATGTCTTGGGTTGTTGCCGACGACCTGCCCTCAACCATTCTTTTCTCTTTCCCTAGTGAAGGAAGCATTAAAATCGTGAATGCGAGTCAAAGACGTAGAAGACGCCAACGCAGACTGCAACAACGCTCGGATGATAAGTACAGGAAGCTCCACCGTTACATCGACTTCCAACAAACATTCGGATTCGACGCGCTCTACCAAGCCGCAAGAAAATGCAAACGCGGCGTCACATGGAAAAACACAGTGTTGAACTTCGACAATAGGCGTGCCGTCAACTGTTGGAAACTCGCCCAAGAATTAGAGGACGGCACATACAAGAAGAGAGCGCCAATCCGATTCGACATTTCCGAACGAGGCAAACTCCGCCACATCAGCGCGGTATCCTTCCGAGACCGGGTGGTGCAACGCGCCTTATGCGACAACAGTCTCGTCCCCATCGTGGAAAGCCAACTGATATACGATAATGCGGCAAGCCTACCGAAACGTGGAACATCGTTCGCCCGAAAACGGTTCGAACTACACTATAAGCGGGCTTTGGGCAAATGGGAGCATCCGTATGCTGTCATCTTCGACTGTTCCAACTATTTCGGAAGTATCAGCTCCCAACGAGCGTTCGATATGATTTCCACCCTGTACCGGAGCATCGCCCGCACCGGACGGGAGAAGCAGGATGTGGAACGGATTCTAACCGTATTGAGAATCTTCGTATTGGACGAACCTCACTTGGGTTTAGGCAATCAGACAAGCCAAACCATGGCTATCTGGTATTTGAACAAGGTTGACCACTGGTGCATGTCGCAAGGATTCTACGGACGGTATATGGATGATGCCTACTGTTTCTGCAAGAATCGTGAACAGGCCGAACGTGTGCTGGCCGGTTACGAGCGGCATGTCAATCAATTGGGATTGCGGTTGAACAAGCGCAAGACCCGCATAGTGGACTGTCGCACCGGTCAACTCACATTCCTGAAACGCGTATACAGCGTACAGGATGACGGCAGTATTCTTATCCGCATGCACCATAAGGCGTTGCGTGCAAGCCGACGGCATGCGCGTAACCTTATCCGCTCATATGATGGCGTGCATGTGGGATTGCGGACAGTTCAGGATTCTTGGACGAGCCATGAGAGCACACTGTCGGGTCTAACTCACCGTCGTGGACTGTGCGCTCGGGAGAAAGCGTGGTATCGGAGGCATTGTGAAATGCGGAAGCTGGCTTTTCACCCGTGATTTCCGGACTTTCCAGATTGGTGGAGGGGTGTAATCTGCTGGAAGCGGTGGCGCAGAATCTTCCGCTTCCTCAATCGTTTGGATGAGATTTCGTGAGGCTTGGATTGTATCGTATTTCACTCGGCATGCTTGTCGGCTAGTTTTTCTTCCCAGCTTGGTGTTACACTGGGTTTACTTGCATTTTCCTTCCTCGGGACTTCGCCCATGTGGGGCTTTAGAGGTTATCAGCGCATTGGTCAGAGTATGCCGTTTGAGTGAAAGGAAACTGTCATGGCAGGTTTTGATGATATTACGGTCACTCGCAGTGATGTCCGTTTGAAGGTTAAGGCTCCGTATAATCCGTTGTTCGCACGTCGCTCCCGCGCGTTGGGTGGAACGTTTGATGACAAGTTGAAGACTTGGACGTTCGATATGCGTGTGGAAAGGCTGGTGTTCGAAGCTTTAGACAAATATTTCTGGTGGCATAAGGGCGTGGACGCTGAAAAGCGTGTCACAGTCACCATCGACCCCTACGACTACTTGTACGCGTACTCCAAGCAGGATAGCGACATTATCTGGTTCGCTGGTCGAATCCTAGTCGAAAAATATCAGCCCGACCGTCCACCGCGCATGATGCCGAATGTGGCTCTCGTGGATGGCATGTGGCCTAAAACCGGCTTGTATACGGGGTTGAATCTCAGTCCCGACAAACTCCGATTATTGGTATGGGATGTTCCCACCAGTTTTCTGGAACGACTGTCGTCCGGCAAGTATGAGTTGTCTGAGCCGGATGGTGACACGTTGACTGCGGTTGACGTTCGTATTCAGGCTGTGGAGGAACGGTTAGGCCGGTTGAGGGAACTCCGAACCCGACTCGCCTCTAATAGTGAGGATGGTGAATGATGCTCTCCGTGCCGATTAATGGTCAAGTCCAGTCGCGTCTCATTCCGCCCACGTTCGTGGAAGACAACATCAGCGACATGTTCAAGGCTGTGGACGCCGGACACAATATCGTCGTGACGGCAGTGGACGAGTACGGTAATCGAACCAGTATTACCACGCCGGATAATGTGAATCATGACATGCTGGGGCGTCCTCTCGAATTCGCGTCCCATCCCGTACTGATGCGGAATGTGCGCCGTTGGATGGTTTGGCTGTTGCAAGCGCAATACTGCAAGGATTACAAGTGGGATACGAACAGGCTTGGAGGTTGGATGGAAGTGTTGGGTTTACCAGCCGACCTTGATATTCCCGTAACGGAGGAACATTTACGCGTGTTGAAGCCTGTGTTTAACAAGGATGATGCCGACCCGTATCGGCTTGTCGCACGATACGACAAGCAACATTATGCTTCATGCACCCTCAGCACTCTCATACGGTTAGCCGAACAAACCACGCCGAACTATGCCCTGAACAATCCCGCCCGCTGGTGTCAAACCGACCGATACCGCAAACTCAGCATCCAACCCAATCCGAAAGAAAACTGGGACGGAATGGACAGGGTACGCGACTGTTGGAGCGGATGCGAATGGGCATACCCCGCATTGGAACGCTACTATAATCCGATTCGACTATTACGCGACGAATACCGGCGGGGAGGACTACCTGAAACCTTCCACTATCCAATACACACGACAAGAGGAGAATACCGGTTGGCGAAAGGACAAATCAGCCCCCACGCAACAATCCTCCTCAACGGCAAGCCGGTAGGACTCATGTTCAGCGACGATTGCGAGGAACCATTCACCGACCGGATACCACCCGAATGGTGCGCCACACCCTACCGGAAAACTATAAGACCACGCCACTCAACCGAAACATTCCCGTAAACGGCGAATTCAAACCATCATTCCAGCAAGCCATGCTGGGATTCGTGGAATGGTATGAGAAAACGCACAAGGGATAGCAAAAAGAAAAGCCCCTCGACTGAGGGGCTTTTTCAGTAAATGTCACATGGTGTCGGGATTGAATTCTTCCAGCTTGTCCATGCTAAACCGCCCAGAACAACAAAACCTAGTTCTCCGAGCGTTCGCTGATATTCTCCCGCATCTGCAAATAAGCCCCATGCTCACGCAAGTAATCCCGCAAATACGGCATTTTGAAAGCGACTTCACCGTAACCGACCGGCTCAATCAAATCGTTCTCAATCAGCTTGGTTCTATACACGTTGGCGAACTGTGGCGAACGGTTCAACCGACGGGCGATTTCACCTGTATTCGACACCGTATCATCCACCGACATGGCAAGTAGATAGTTCACCGCATGGGATGGCAAGCCATGCAATGCTGGGGCGTGAACCATATCCCCTAGTTTGGCTTGGGCTTTTTCGATACCCTTGACCGCGTCCTCCTCGGTCACTTGATTCACATGACCGTTGGTTTCGGACATCCGCCAAGCCCAATAGCCCACCAGCTGAATCATGAACGGATAACCGTGAGTGGCGTTGGTCAACCGTATCAGCGTTTCCATTCCGGCTTTCTTCTCGCCGCTGAAGGATTCCTCGAACGCCTTCAATACCTTTTCCGTGGGGACAGACCCCAAATGGTATCGTTCCGCCCGTTGCAGGAAAGTGATGGCATTGTCGGACAGCACGTCGTTCACTGCGGACGGCAGTCCGGCGAAAACGAACGCGATGTTCCGTCCTTCCCGGATGAGATGCTGCACTGCGGTGGACAGTGCTCTGATTTCGTCCATGGAACCGGACTGCACCTCATCCAATGTGATGAGGATTCCTTGTTTGGTCTCGTTCATTTTGTCCAATCGTTTTCCGACCGCTTGGCGGAGTGTCAGGGAACGTTCCTCATTATGTTCGAGTTCGATTCTCCCTAAGCTCAGTTCAAGATTCCCGACGTCCCCTTTCAATCCTACTTTGGGCATGTCGTATGCGGATATGCGGGTGGTGTCCTTGCCGGTGAGCGCGTCCACGAGTCTTCGGGTGAAGCCTTTGTCGGCGCTTTCGTTGTAGATTTGCCAACCTTGTTTTTGGGCGTGCTCTCCCAGTGTGTCCAGCATGACTGTTTTGCCGACTCCTCTGGCTCCTGTGAGGAACATCAGCCGTCCGGGGCTTCCCACACCGTCTTTCAGCGCATAGTCGAAGTCTTCGATGATTTCTTCTCGTCCGACGAGTATCGGTGGGATACGTCCGGCGGTTGGTTTGAATGGGTTGGTCATGTCTGTTTCCTTGATTTTATAATAATTATAATAAGTATAATACTTTAAAAAAGCATGTACCAAGAGGTTAAGTTCGATAATGGGCGAGCTTTGTCGAG